TTTAGCACTCAAGGATGGTCAGTTATACAAACCTGAGGAGATTTATAAAAACCAAGTGACTGTAGATAATGTTAGAGCATTGAGACAACTATCATCGGATAGAGTACATCAAGAAATGGTCAACCAACAATACAGGAACTAAAATGACGGAAGAAATTAAAAACGTTAACAAAAAAATTGATGATGCTGAAGCAGCAGTAAAGAAGTATGCAAGTAAAGATACCGTAATCAGCATCGGTGGATATGAATTCACTCCAGCAAAATTAATGGTAGCATTCACTATCGTATCATCCACACTTGGCGGTCTTTACGGAGCATTTGAAGTTTATAAAGACTATCAAGGAATGAAAAAGAAAATTGCTGAATACATTGCACCAGATTTATCCGAATTCGATAAGAGGCTTGCAGTTATTGAAGAAAACAGTGCCAAAACTTCAGACTATACCAGAGATATCAAGAATGACCTAAAGAACGATATCCGCAGAAATGAATCTGTAACAGAACAAATTGAGCGCGGCGTAAAACAAGCACAAAGAGAAACAGAGACTGAAATGCGTCAAGCACGTAAAGACATACGTGAAGATTTGGAAAAAGCAAGAGGTGAAGTTGCTTCAATACGTAAAGAAGTCGCTGAAGCTCGCCGCGAAATTAGCAGAGAAGTGGATACAACTAAAAAAGAAATTGCCAAAGAAGTTGACACCATGAAAAGGGAAGTTAACGGTAGAGTCGAAACACTGAAAAAGGAAGTTGATTCAAAAATTCAAAAAGCAATTGACAATCCTCTAGCAAACAAGTGATAGCGGAAGCTCTGCTGACTCTCGCACTGGCTTATCAGAAGCCAGAATATGTTTGTGTTAGATGGAGATGGACAGGAGATGTTTACGAAAGAAAAGTTTATTGTATTACTTGGAAAAAAGTAGAAAAAGAAAGAAAGAAAAATGATTGACCCAATAACAGCACTGGCAGGAATACAGAGTGCGGTTGCTTTAATCAAAAAAGTTTCAAAGACTGTAGATGATGTTGCTTCGTTGGGTCCGGTTTTAGGAAAATATTTTGATGCAAAGAGTACCGCAACTAAGGCGATAGTTGACGCCAAAAATAGTGGTAAAAAATCTAATATGGCTGCGGCTATTGAAATAGAACTGGCAATACACCAGGCTGAAGAATTTGAAAAGCAATTGCAATTACTTTTCATGCAGTCTGGAAAAATAGATGTTTGGAATAAAATTAAGAGCCGTTCTATGGCAATGGACGTTGATGCGGCACACCAAGCTAGAAAAGAAAAAGAACTTAGGTTGAAAAAACAAAAAGAATTGAATGAAGCAATGGAATTTTTGTTCGCTATGCTTTTGCTCATAGTTGCTATTGTGGGAATAGGCTGGGGAACGTTCGAATTAATAGAATATTGTCAAAATGGTAACTGTGGCAAATAAACAACAAATAGTTGACTAAAAAAAAGTAATACTTTTGTAGCACTTGACAATTGCCGTTGGACGTGTAGAATCCATTCTGTTGAGTTGATAAGGAGTTACAAAATGGCTTACATGTCCCAAGAAACCAAAGCAAAAATTGTTGCTGCTGTTAAACCTATTCTTAAAAAATACGGTCTAAAAGGCACCTTTGCGGTTCACAATCATTCGACGATTCAATTGAATCTAAAATCTGGCAAAATCGATTTTATTGAGAATTATATTCAAACTGATATCGATAAGCCTTATGCGAAACACTTTTCGCAAGACCAAATCGATTATATTCGTAAAAATAAATCGATTGATATAAATCCTTATTGGTTTCATGAACACTTCACCGGTAAAGCAAAATCTGCACTGACAGAAATTTTTGCCGCGATGAAAAAAGCAGGCGATTGGTACGATGAGTCCGATGCCCAAACGGATTATTTTAATACCGCATATTATGTTGATGTGAATATCGGTAAATGGAATAAACCTTATCAAGTAGAATGAAACGATATGCTCTGATTGTAGATGGTAAAATTTTCGGCATTTTCTTTATCCGAGAATGTGCCGAAATTTTCGCCTCCGGGTTTACTAAAAATCATAGCTATATAATACAAGAAATAAATTTATGAGTTGAAGATGCAAGGAATTTTTATTTTCCAGACCAGTGATGGTTTTCGGGTTGCACCTCTGGTTAACTATGATGCACTATATGATGGTTACAAAAGCGATATGGTGCAATATATTTTCCTCCCCTATTTTCAGAAAGCCTTCGGCAGTTGTAAAGCACTGACAGAAACCGAAGCGCGTGATGTTGCCAAAACTATGGCTAAAGCATACAATGAACTTCCTGACGGTATTAGAACAGTCGCTACATACCGAAATTACAGTTTTGAGGATATAATGAATGGCAAGGCTTCCCAAGATAACAGAACCAAAGTATGACGGCAAAATGACCAACCTACAGTTGGTCGAAGCCCTCAATTGGTACCATCAGAATCAAGAACCTAAGGACGCCCAAAGGTTTTTGTTAGAATACGCCAAGAAAAATAAAATTCCAGGTCGTGTCGATACTTCCAAGAGTTATCTGACACTGGCCTGGCTTTGCCGTTTGGTTTCGAACGGCAACGATGTTGGCTCCGAGGCCATTCGAAAAATCAAAAGCGGTTTGCCTGCTCTGCTCGAAAAAGAAAAGGCTGAGGTTGTTGTGGACGCAATACCTGCACCCTCCATTCAGGAAAGAATGCGCGAAAAAATTGGCGAAATCGCCGGCGAACTTGAAGGATGCATAGATGATTATATCCTAAGCGGCTTCAAGGACGCACGTTCTCCTTTAGCATTGATGCAAGACAAAGCAAAGGGTATGCACGCCACAAAAATCATTGAGATTTTTAAGAAGCGTAGAACCGAATTTGATGAGGTGCTACACACAACCAATAAAGATTTGAAAGAGGCTTATTCATATCTGAATAAGACCCAATTGAAAAAGCTTGTTGCGTATTGTGACCTGATTATTACCGATGCTATGAAAATTGCCGGCGAAGCAAAGGCAAGCCGCAAGCCAAGAAAACGTAAACAAAAAACACCTGACCAATTGGTTGCTACGTTGCAATTTTGCCAGACCTCAGATGAATTTAAAGTTTCCTCAATTAAACCGAGAGAAATTATCGGTGCAATGCAATTGTGGGTGTTCAATCTTAAGACAAAGAAAATCGGTGTTTATCACGCTGAGGATGCTTCGGGATTCTCCGTCAAAGGTTCTTCATTGCTGAACTATTCTGAAATGAAATCCTTAACAAAGACGGCAAGAAAGCCAGAAGAAGTATTGACATCCGTTACAAAAGGTGGTAAAATCATACTTAAAAATCTCTTGAGTACACTCAAGACAAAAGAATCTGCACTAAACGGCAGAATAAACAAAGACACACTTCTACTGAGAGTTTTATAATGCTAATTTTTGACTTTAACCAGGTTGTCATTGCCAACTTGATGGAACAAATCGGTTCTTCCCGCGAGCCCGTGGAAGAAGGACTTGTTCGACATATGATTCTCAATACCATTCGTGCGAACATTCGAAAGTTCCGTGAATACGGCGAAGTTGTGATTGCCTGCGATGGTCAGACATACTGGCGCCGTGAAGTTTTTCCTTTCTACAAATCCAATCGCAAGAAAAACCGTGATGCATCTGGTCACGACTGGCAATCTATTTTTGATTGCATGAAAAAGATTCGTGAAGAATTGAAACAACATTCACCCTATAAAGTGATTGGAGCCACGGGCGCGGAAGCCGACGATATCATCGGTGTTCTTTGCCGACAATACGGCGACAGTGAAAAGATTATGATTTTGTCTAGCGATAAGGACTTTGTTCAGTTGCAGACTAATCCCAACATCAAACAATATTCACCTACTTTGAAAAAATTTATTAAAACGGATGACCCGATTCGTCAATTGAATGAACTGATTGTTCGTGGCGATTCTGGTGACGGCATTCCAAATATTCTTTCTGCCGATAATTCTATTGCAGATGGTATTCGCCAGAAGCCAATTACCAAAAAGTTTCTTGATGAAGTTTTGGTGAAGGCTGAAGGTTCTATGGGTGATGCATTGACCCGTAATTGGGACCGCAACCGTCAATTGATTGACCTGAATATGATTCCTGAAAGTGTGTCAAAAAGTATCCTAGATACATATATGGTTACAAAGCCTGCGAATAAGCAACAGTTTATGAATTACATGATTGCCAATCGCCTGAAAAATTTGCTTGAGGTTATCGATGAATTCTGATTTATTTTTTGAGATTTTTGAAAAATTTGAAAAGGCCGAAAAACGTGCCGACAAAATTGAGTTGTTGCGTAAAAATGCAGACTCCAATTTTATTGAATTTTTAATTATTGCTTTTCACCCTAAAATTGAATTTGATGTAGAAATTCCGGACTATAAGCCTTCACCTGACCCGGCCGGTCTGAATTACCTCTACTTGCACTCTGAGGTTAAAAAGCTTTATCGTTTCATTAAAGGCCATCCAAACCGTTCACCAAATCTAACACCGAAAAGACAAAAAGAACTTTTGCTTCAAGTGTTGGAAGGCCTTCATAAAGATGATGCCGAACTGCTCGTTCGATGCATTAAAAAAGATTTGCGTATTCCTTTCCTAACGAAGAAGCTCGTTAAAGAAGCATTTCCCGGAATTGATTTGGGAGAAGATTAATGTCTGATGGCGGAAAAGGTAGCAGACCAAGACCGTTTAGTGTTTCTAACGAAGATTATGCAAAAAGATGGGATTTAATTTTTGGTCGTGATTTAGAAAAGAAAGAAAATAATGAAAGTAGCCGTAGTGACGCCAACGATAGGAACAAACTATCTGAGCAAGTGTCTGGAGTCGGTAGACAACCAAACGTATGAAAACTTAACGCATTATGTTTTCATGGACGGAATACAATATTGGAAAGAAATTGATGATATTGTTGAAGGTGCGGACAAGGTCCGTGTTGTAAAGTTTGAAGAAAATGTAGGCAAAAGCTGGTACGGTCATCGTGTTTATGCTGCTTGCAGTTTTCTAGTGAATGCTGATATAATTTGCTATCTTGATGAAGATAATTGGATTGAACCTAATCATGTTGAAAGTTTGGTGAATACAATCAAACAAGGAAACGATTGGGCTTTCTCTCTGAGAAAAATTTATGATAAAGAAGGAAACTACCTTTGTGAGGACAACTGTGAATCTCTTGGAAAATGGCCAGTATTTTTTGATGAAAATGTCCATCATATTGACACTTCAAGTTTTGCCGTTAAGCGTGATGTTGCTGTTCGCATCGGTCATTCTTGGTACGGGCAGTGGGGTGCTGATAGACAATTTTTTCACAATCTTTCAAAAAACTTCCCCCGATTCGATTGCTCCCGTGAACACTCACTATGTTACCGTTTAGATGGTAATCCCAATTCTGTGAAGCATGAATTTTTCGACCAAGGAAACTTGGTAATGAGCAATAGATATAATGGAGCTTACCCATGGAAAATAAAAGAAGAACGGCTTTGGTCACCGGGGTCTCCGGTTACCTTGGTTCTCACTTAAGCAAAAAACTTAAAGAACAAGGCTTTCTTGTTATTGGTGTTGATAAGCAAACACCGAAACACTCTTTCTTCTATCGTTTTCATCGATTTGATGTTTTAGATTTCGTTGCGCTTGAAGAAATTTTTGGCAGTTACGAAATCGATGTTGTCTTTCACCTCGCCGGAATGATTGAAGTCGGTGAATCGTGGAAACATCCAACACAATTCTGGGAAAACAATGTAGGTGGTACTGTTCGCGTACTTGCTGCAATGAAGCGCCACGGGTGCGAGAAGATTGTTTTCTCGTCAACTGCTGGACTTTACATTGACAGTTCTATTCCCATTGTGGAACATGAAGTGATTGTCAACAACAATCCATATGCGAATTCTAAACATGCTTGCGAAATGGCCATTGAAGATTCTGGTCTTGAATACGTTATCTTCAGGTATTTTAATTTAGCTGGTTCTGGTGGTGATGTTGGTGAGGACCATAATCCTGAAACGCATCTGATTCCCAGAATTTTGCAAAATCTAAATAGTTTTGAAGTATATGGTGGCGACTACAACACTCATGATGGAACATGTATAAGAGATTACGTGCATGTTGAGGATGTTGTTGACGCGCATATCGAAGCAGTTAAATATCTAGAAGAAGGTAACAGTTCAGAAATTATCAACTTGGGCGCTGGTGTTGGCTACAGTGTAAAAGAGATTATTCAAACTATAGAAAAAGTTACTCTAAAGAAAGTAAACTACACAGTTTCACCGCGACGAAAGGGAGACCCAGAATCCTTGGTTGCGTCAATTGAAAAAGCCAAAAAACTTTTAAATTATTCACCTAAACATGACATTGCCTCTATCATCAAAAGCGCCTTTGAATGGGAGAAAAAGCGGAACAGAATTAGATAAAGATTTTCCGCTTCCTATTCAAGATATTTACGATAACACATTTCTTAAGAATCATGTTCACTTTCTCAGTGGTGACATTGAAGAACAAAACATCTTAAAAGCCATACAATGGATAATCTATGAAAATGCACTTAGCGGCGCTACAGGCGAGTCTAATACTCTACAACTCTATGTCAATTCTACCGGCGGTGATTTATATCACGCACTCGGTCTTATCGACATGATGAGGCTGAGCAAGAACCCAATACAAACAATTGGTGTCGGTGCTATCATGTCGGCCGCATTCTTAATTTTTTCATCTGGTCAAAAGGGACACAGATACATCACCAAGAATTGTAGTATCATGTGTCACCAATATTCTGACACATATGAAGGCAAGCACCATGATTTGAAGTCTTTCGCCAAAGAGGCAGAAATGACAAATGACAGGATGCTACGTGTTCTACAGAGCGCGTCCGGACTTACAAGCCGCGAAGTTAAATCTAAATTGTTGACACCAAGCGATGTTTGGCTGTCGGCTGAAGAACTTGTTAAATTAGGTATCGCAGACCATATACTTTAAGGAGGTTTATTAAAAAACAAATATGATAGGTGCGATTAAAGTAGAAAGGGTAGCTAGAACTAAATTCCGAAAAAAGGATGAGAGTCTAGACTACAACATGAATGGTAAAAAGAAGAAAAAACACCATGATAAAAGTTTTTACAGATTAGCGAGGGAAGAGGACAATGACTACGATTTTAATGGATACGATAAAAAAGCAAATACAAGAGATTGAATCCAAGATTGCCTCTCAACAAGGTGATGTTGAGCAATTGAAAAGGTTGCTTGAGCGCCTAAAGTATCAGCAATTTGAAGAAGATATCCGAGAATCAGATTCCAGGCAATTGTTGAAGGGTTGACTCCGTAGCAACACTTTGGCTTGACAGGCAAGAATGCCTGTCGTATACTATGTGCATTCGTGAAAGGAACACTATGATTACATTAGAAAACTTGACACCAGAACAAGTTGAAATGCTTGATATTCTTTGGTCAATGACTGAATTGTCCGAGGTCGAAGAATGGCAAGAAACTCTTTCTGAAGAAGAAAGGGAAATGAGTGAATCACTTATTCGTCTTGTGATTTTGGAATCCATGGATAGAGTTATTACAAGTGATTTGAGTGATGCACAGGAAGTTTTGAAAAAGTTTACTAAGGGTTGATTATGGATAAGTTTGAAATGATGGTTGGTTATCTTGAAAATCGTGAGAAGATTTTTTTCGAAAATGTGCTTTCTTCTGATGAAGAATGTGAAAATGCATCACTTGCACTTGTAGAGGCCGTTCTTTTGAACGGGTATACAATTACGGATAAACGCCTTTATAAAACCATCATGAAAAAAGTTACGGAGTTGGTAGAATGAGTCACGAAATCGAGTTTCATTTTTATCTTGATGCATGGTTGTGGTGCCGTCAAAACGGTTTCGATTTTAAACCTGAATACATGGTCAAGAAAGATTTTAGAACCTGGACACTTGCCATACCTGAAGATGTATGATACAATTCTTCCGTTTGTGAGGAATTATTATGATGATTTACGTGAAAAATTCTTCTAAAAAGAAGAATGTTACAAAAAAGAAAAAAGCTGAATATGATGCATGGCTCAATTCGGTAAAAACAATGCCAGGAATTTCTGGACGAAAATTTTCTGGCGCAAAGTTAGTAAGCACTAACACACTTCCAAAATTGTCTGCTCCTCCTGGTCGGGAAACACCTTACTACCAAAGTGTTACAACTCCAGGCGGTGATTGCACAAAGCCAAATCGTCCTAAAGTTTATACTGGTACGGCTATGAAAGGTATTGGTACGTTGCACAAATCCAACGCCGTCCCAGTGTTCACGGATGAAGATATGCTGGCGCAGGCTGCGATGCGGAGGTAAGATGATTATCGGACTAACAAACCTCTGGCTTGTCGCCTTAGGGGCGTTCCTAGGCGCTCTATTCGGTAGAACTTTAACGTTCGGTTTCCTAGCTGTTGCATTTTTGATACAATTACTACTTTAGTATTACTGTTGTTTTTTTGCAAATCTGCAAAAAATGGTTGCCATTCCTACCGAAACCTGTAGAATAGACTTTGTTGAGTTGATAAGGCAATCGAATGAAACTTCTTTCTACTGGTAATCCTAAGGTCTTGAAAGGTCTTAAACAAGGCTTCAATACCTATATTTTGCATCTTGCGCCTGCTAACGTTTCTGGTTATGAAACCTGTCCGAAACGGACCGCTGGTTGCACCGCTGCATGTTTGAACACCGCTGGTCGCGGCGGTATGTTCAAAAAAGGCGAATTGACCAATGTCATTCAAGAGGCACGTAAACGCAAAACAAAAATGTTTTTCGAGAACCGTACCGAGTTTATGGCACTTCTGGTTAAAGATATCGAATTGGCAATCAAGCAAAGCCAAAAATTGGATTTGGTTCCTGTTTTTCGCTTGAACGGTACTTCGGACTTGTCGTTCGAAAAATATGAAGTTGTTCGTAACGGTCAACTTTTCCGCAATATCTTTGCTGCCTTCCCCGATGTTCAATTTTACGACTATACAAAAATCCTTGGTCGTAAAGTTAAAGATATTTCCAACTATCACTTGACCTTTTCGGCTGCCGATGGCAATGATGCGGATGTCCTCCGTGCTATTGCAGAAGGTTTGAATGTCGCTACCGTTTTCGGTTTGAAAAAGACTGAGGCGATGCCTGAAACCTACAATGGTCGTCCTGTGTTTAACGGCGATGAATCCGATTTGCGATTCCTTGACCCTAAAGGTGTCGTGGTTGGTCTGTACGCAAAAGGTAAGGCTAAAAAAGATACCAGCGGTTTCGTTAAGTATCCCACCATTATGTTGAAAGCTGCTTAAAATGAAAAAAGTTTTTAGAAATTCCGTTCTCAATCGTATCGGTAGTTTAACCGCCGCATTTTTGAAAGCCCGACACAATGCTAACTTTGTGGTTCCTTATGGAATGGATTTGCCAAAAAGAACCTGCAAAAGATACGGTGTAACTTTAAAAATTTCTAGGCGTAAAGATTTACAAATTCAAATTGTAACCGTATTAAAATATTCATAATTGCCTAAAGACTGGTTGCCGAAAGATAACTGGTCTGCTATACTTTGTTCATGTTCATTCTATTAGGAGTTTGTTATGTCTAAAACCACCAAAGCTGTAAAGCTGAAACCTTTCGAAAAAGTCCTCAATGTTCTTATTTCTGGTCAAGTCACCAGTAAGGAACAACTAGATGCACTTCTAGGAAAAGAAATTATGATGTACCGCATTTCCACTTATATGTGGCACATCAAAACAATTGCGAACGGTATTATCCGTGTCGCTAAGGATGGTCGCAAAGTCACTGGCTATCAATTGGTCAATGTCGCTGAGGCAAAAAAGTATCTTGTGGACAACGGCATTCTTCTGAGCAAAGTTGAAAAACTTTCGGATATTTCCGAACCAGTTGAACAGGCTGAAGTCACCAAGGCTGATGCTGAAACTGTCTGACAACTTAAACACTACAGAGGTCCGAGCTTTGCCTCGGACTTTTTTTATGGAGAATTGAATGTGGAGATTGTGGGCTAAAGCA